GGCGAAGCCTGACCAAACGTGTAATAATAACGTGATACATTCGAAATAATTTCGAAAAATATTGACTTGACAATATTCGTCTTTAACGAATATTTCAATAGCGTTGTGATGTTTGCCATCGTGTACTTACTTTAAAATTATTGGATTGTGATAGTCCAAGTGATAGTCAATGCGTCAGCTGGAAGCTTTGTAACGATAGGGAAAGTTGTACGGCAAAGCATAGTACCACTAGTTCCAGCGTTAAAAATACCAGCTTCCTTTAGAACCGCACCAGTACCTGCAGGTGCTGAAGGGTTGTTTGCTGGGAAGTTAGCAGAAGCTGTTACAACGTTGTTGCTTGCAGTGAATACTGATAGCACAGCGCGTGAATAGTTAGTGTGAATAGCTGTGGTCAATTCTTGATCAAGCTGAGTATTAGTTACTAATTCAGCTGCACCACCAGTACCGATAGCCATGTGACTCATAACGTTAGATGATATACCAACCATACGACTAGCGATGTATGATTTACCTGCAGTAACAACTAAGTTTGGAACATAACGTTCTTCACGAAGTTTACCGGTTAAAGTATCAGTTAAAATAATTGATAAAGCGCCAGAAACTTGAATAGCGTCTTTGTATTTTGGAATTAAGATCATTTAAGAACTCCTATTAGGAAAATGTGGTTAATGCGGCTTGATATCTTTCAGTACTTACGCCGTAGACTTCTGCGTCATACATTGTAGGAGTTGATCTAATACTACCGCCTGTCGAAATATTTATGGAATCTTGTTTAGTGCCTTTGACAAAATCGCCCGAGGTCACTTCAACAAGAGTTTGGACTTCATCAATGGTTTTA